GGAAGAGTAATCATGTCAGAGTAACCAGCTGTAGCACTTCCAGGCATCTTTGCAGTCTTAGGCATATTGCTCAAGCTCCAAGCAGACTTAACCTTGTCCATTAGCTGTCTTGGCTCCTTGTAAACATACATAATTCTACCAATAGAAGGACTAGTAGCATCAAGGAAGTCCTCTGCAGAACCCTTCACAATAAAGTTACTCTGCTCATCGACAGATAGGTGATCGCCTGGCTTACCCTCACCATCAAAGAAGATCCACTGAGCGGAGGTAGCCCCAACAGCAGCGTTATCATAGAAGGAGTAAGAGAAAGTAGGATCGGTATTGTCTGTAACAAGAGTATCGTAAGTGTCAGCATGTAGGAAGAGTAGACCGACCTGTGTATCTAGGAACCAATCGCCAGCCTTCTTAATTGCAAGAACAGAGGTCTTCTCAACAAGGAGTACACCATCTACATCACAAGCAAAAGGAGTTCTGGAGGTATTCTTAGCAACAGGAGACTCGGCTAGAGCTAGAGCTACAATCTCTTCATCGCCTTCAAGATCGTATCTTGCAAGATCAACAAGAGCGTCAATATCCCAAACTTCACCAGCCTGAGGGAAATCACCAGCACCAGAGACAGCGGAAGTAATAGTAACGACAGATACGTCGAAGCTATCTGCATCAGTACTATCGGAGACTCTCCAAGGAACCTTCATCTGATGTCTATTGGTAAACTGAACGAGGTGCTGCTTCTGGTAGTTAGTAAAGTAAGTACTGTTAGTAGCTGCATCACCAGTGTAAGCATATACATCATAAAGCATAACACCTACAGGCTCAGAAATGAATGCCTGTACAACTGCTTCAATATCTGCATCACTCGAAGGAGGATTTGCAGAAGCTACATCAGAAGCGACTAAGCCTCTCTCTACTAGAGCCTTTGCAACCTGTAGAGCTGTATAAGAAGTAGTACCGTTAACAGCATATCTCTGACCGGTGGTGAGATTTACTATGCCCTGCTCGTAGTCAGTAGCGGTATAAGTAAGGACAGTTGTTGCGCCAGCCTTTGCCCATGCGCCTCTGAGACCTGCAGGTACAACGTTACTCTCTACATCAAGAGCAACGACCTTACCGACAGAGATTGTAAAATAGTCAGTGCCCTGATTTCTATCAGACTTGCTGAATAGAATTGGCAACCAACTGGCAGGCTTCCACTCACCCTGAGGATTATCCAGATTGGTGTTCTGGACCCACGGAGGAGGAGTGATACTTGCGAACATATCATTTCTAACATTGAAGTTAGTAGTCATTCTTGTAGCCATTATTCATTCTCCTTAATAAATTTATTTATATCAAACTTTTTGGAAAGATATCCCCTATACTTTTGAGATATTAGATAGGATTCAGCATTCTTCTGACCTTGCTTGTCCAAGATCTGCCTGTACTTCTCAATTATCCCCTTTTCAAAATCATCTACTACAGGGGATATTGTACGTCCACTAGTAATAGAAGGATTATCAATTGTATTTAATGTATTGTCGTTTTTAGGTGGTCTAGAGTCAAGCGTTTCTTTTAGATTTTTTAATTCTTCTCTTAATTGATCAGCAACGACAAGAGATTCCTGATAATCTTTCTTCAAGTTCTCATACTCAATCTTATCTACAGACTCGTCAACAAACAGTCTGCTCTTGCTATCAATTAGAGAGAGGAGTTCTTGCTTCTGACTATCCTTCATTCTACTCTCATTTACTAATTCTCTTGCAGCCTTAGTGTAAGCAATGTTAGCTATAGGAAACAGTCTATCCTGCGCACAAAAGACCTTAACGTCAAGGGCATCAAGAGCAACCTTATCCAAAGGACTAGAAACCTTAGCCTTCAATGCTAAATCTAGTACATAGAGATCAATTGTCTCATCGGTGACAAAGTCCTTAGAAGTTTCCACAGCAGTTTCTGTTACCTCTGCTGGCTTGTTAAGTTCTGCAATAGCATCAGAAATTCTCTTAACAAGATTGTCTTCTATAAGAGTAAGCTGTGAATTATACTTATCTGCCTGACTATCAATTAGAGCTATAATTTCTTCTCTTATATCAACACCTGTCTCTACAGTACATACAGTATCTAGTGTCTTGAGGATAAATGAGTCCTGGTCGGAAATAGAATCAGACATCTCTATAGAATGAACGAATCCACCCTTATATGCTGGGTTGTTAACAACAGAAATCTCTCTACCCTTGTATGCACCGGTGACGAAAACAACCTTTACACCATCTTCTGTTACCTGGCCAGGTCTGTGTTCGCAAACATCACCCTTATGCCAGTCGGACATACATGCAGGACATACCCATCTATCGGTATCTGCACCACCAGAGAAGTTTAAGTATCTTTGATCTATGAATTTCTCAATAGCTGCACTATCTGTAATACGAGCCTTAGCTCTAAGAGAAGACAGTCCGGGCCATTCTTCATTATCAAGTAACTCGCTATCAACCATAGCTTTATATATACGCTTTGGATCATCAGATAATATTTCATTTCTAAACCTAATAAAATCAGCAGTTGACTTAAAGAACTTGATTGCCTCTTCAGAATTATCTACAAACTCAACGTCTATAATCCGACCAATCGAATCTCTCTCCTGATCATGGAATACAAGGATTGGCTTGGCATAGGGCTTGACCCAGCTCTTAAGACCATTCTGTTGACCTATTGGAGTATAAATACGATCGTTTATCTTCTTTGCCGAAGCAGATAGACCGAACGTAATAGTGATACTCTTTGGTGGGTTCTTCTTATCGAACTCCTGAGAATCATTTAACAACACTCTTAAATTATCATACTGTAGCATCTACCCTCCTGATTCGCCACATCATTGATGCAGCGATTGATTCAAATGATACGTTACCATCTAATTGATGATACCTACTTAATATTTCTTTATTCCAGAGACTAATATTAGAGTCATCAATATCAAAATTGCAAGCAATCAATATTTCTTCTCCTTTATTATCTACTAAACTTATATCTCTTATTGTTTTCGCCGAGCTTCTTGTTCCATGTTGATTACTTGGCCTTGATTTGCTCTTCGATGTGCTACTTGCACTCTTGCTCTTTGACTTAGTTACTGGCCTCCCTGCCTTCTTAGCTGCTAACTGTTTGTTTAATGTTTGCTGTGCAAACGTCTTCTCCTTGTTAACTGCTTGAGAGGTAACACTAGATGCACTGTGGTTAGCTAACACGTCTCCAGCAGCAGATCCTGGTTGCATACTCTTAAGAAGGTCAGCCGGTTCCTCGAACATCTTATAATGTGATTGCTCATAATGCTCATCACTCCAAGGAGTATCACCAAGACTTTCTCTTATTTCACCCATAGTACGTAAATTACCATGGAAGAGTTGTATCTGTTGATTTTCATCTGCGCGGCGATCGTCCTTATCAATAACACCAAACTTCAGTCTTACTTGGTCTTCCTTTTCCATAGGATCAAAACCACCTTCAAGTAAAAGCTCATTAATCACATAGAATTCCAGGAAGCTCTTAACAACTTTAGTCATAGCCTCTACATCCATAAGCATTCCCTTAGACATAGTAGAAGCAGTAGACTTATTAGCTGTATCTCCTTCACCAACATCTAGTGCAGAAGTTCCAAGTCCAGAGAGAACTCTATTCTTAAAGTAGGTTAGATAGAAGTCAATACGTAATGCTCTTCCTTCAGAACCAATAGCAGATATAGAATGTCTATGGTCAGATATGTAGATACCACCAGAAGGCATATATTGAAGCTTGCGGCGAACAACATCGGTTTCCTTGACACCATTAGGATCAAATCTCTCAGGCATAGTATCACTACCTACCTGATAATGATAAACAGGAAACAAGTTAGTTTCTATCAGATCTTCAACGTTCTCTTCAATACGTCTAAGTAAAGCTAAATCGTCAAGTACAGGTAATACTTCTGGTGTACCAACTAGGAAGCCAGGACTTCTATTAATGTAGAAGTGGACAACATCGTTAGGCCCCCATTCCTTCTCTCTACCATCTTCTACTTGCATTACCTTCTTCAAGGAACCATTTACTTTAGTCTTAAACTGTAAGGACTCGAAAGGTAATATGTAATAACCAGCTACAGGTATACGTTCTGATCCATCTGGATACACAACGATTTCACCACTAGAGGATTCCTCACTACGTACCTTAGCCCATAGACAGTTACTATACCGGAATAGATCAAAGAAGGTATCCCATACTAACTGCTCCCAAGGTCTATTCGTTGCAAAAGACATCTCTAATAGTCTCTTTTTGATATATTCTACTGACTCAGAGTTATCTCCTACTATATCCAGACCCGCAACAATAACTTTGTTGAGTTTCTTGATAACAGATCTAGAGAAAAAGGAATCAGTTCTTTGTGCAATCTGAATTTCTGTGAAGTCGTACTCTGGCTTAAACCAAACACCTCTATGTCTAGCTGTATAGGAGATATTCTTAGGCTCAGCTCTTTTAGGAATAGATTCGGCGTTAAAAACGTCCTCTATTCGTGGAGAAAACCTTCTTTGTCTAAGAGACAGATAGAGATCTATATTTTCTTTGTTCATTGCCGACCTTCCTTAAGTTCTGAAATCCATGAAGTAATCATATTATTTTGAGGAGATACTCTTTGAGAAGAACAAGTATACACCTTACCTAATATTTCTTCACCCTGTTGAAGCACAACAGCCCTCTCATTTTCAGAATAAAATGCTTTTGCATTTGGGAAGACCTTTTCTAATATCTCTGGATTCTTCTCAAGCTCCTCACACCAATCGGTTATACCTTGTCCTTGCTTAATTAGAGCATAAACAAGTAGGACTAAACTAATCATATCCTTAATAAAGAGTAACAGACCAAGATTTCCTATCTGCAATGATAAGGAGCCGGCAACAAGACCTTTAATAGAGTTTAATGATCCAACAATTCTAGACACAAGATCTATGATGTATTGCTTGGCCTCCTCTACAGCCATTATCATCTTTATAGTCCAATGACTTGTATGAAATCTTGGGTCTTTTAATGCTTCTGGAAGGGTTACGGTGTCGTTTAAGCTGATACCAGATAGGAAGGCGAACGGATCTACTGCTACATCTGCTCCTAAGTCCTCTGACGAACTCTTAACGCTAAGACTTGGAGGTCTGGGGGCCTCTAGATCTACTACTTCTATATCGGTACCATCTATAATGACACGCTTAGTACTGTTAGTTCCACCAGTTCCGTCTTTTACACTTACCTGCTTCATGATCTTCTGAAGATCGAAGGTAGTTTCCTCGTCAAGTACTGTTGGATCTTTAGATAACAGAGACTTTCCTTGTCTAATTCTCTCAGCAAACCTCTGCTCAAAGGCAACTGCTGCATTACCCGTATTTACCAAGGCCTGCTCAAATTGACTAATAGTTCTCAGTACTCCAAGAACACACTCTATAGGACCTAGTAACACACCAGCAATAGCTTGTATAAGGGATGCTAAGGCGTCTAATATGAATTTAAGTAGCGGCCCCAATAACACTGTCCAGTCTAGGTTAAGCTTTAACTGGAATGTCATATATTTCATAAATAACATCTTCAATGCCATTAGAAGACTAATTAGGTCCGGCAGACACAACCAATTTATACCGTTGAGAATATTACAAAGCTCTTCCAATGACTTAAATGGGTTTAACTGAGATTCTAGCTGATCAAGAGCGTCATTAATCTGATCCAAGAAATCTACTATAGGAAGTACAAGATCTATTGGCTTTAACTGCCAATCAAACTTAACTCTAAGATCACAATTAAAACACTCACTTAGATAGCTATTAAGATTATCAACACCAGTAAGATTCTTCATGTCATCATCAAATTCAACTCTGGACAGGTCTATCCAAGAATCCTGCCCAACCATATTCATCTCTGTATTTTCAGAGAGTCCAGTTGGATCTATAATAACACTTGGAATAACAGGTACCTGTGGTAAATATCCGGTGTTCTTCTCAGGTGTATTCTCCTTTACTGATATCTCAAAGTTAGGACCTTTACTTGAAGAACTTAGCTTAGAGTTGTTACTCTTTTTTGACGAGGACTTTCTTCTCTTGTAGTTCATCTGCATAGCTTCTAATGAGCCATAGAGTAATTCCCTGCTAGCAGCTAAAGGAGAATGTGCCATGACTAATATTGCATCTCTGCTAGTCATCTTACTTAGTTCTTCCTCGTAAGCTTTTACTATAAGACTCAAATGTTCATATAGATATTTGTTTTTGGTCTTTAACATTTAGTCCTCTAGATCTATAAGGTCATATATTCTGAACTTTTCCATATCATCTTCTTCTATAGCATCTGAATATTCATAGGCTCTTTGGATTGCATGATCATTAGCAGATAAGTTGATATTACTCATGCCCAGCGGATCTACAATTGAAAGTATTTGGCGAATAATCTCTTCAAAGTCTTCTCGGTATATAAAATCCCTGCCAATCTTAGGAAACAATTCAAGATACTGCCTTTCGGAATTATCTTTGTTAGACTCCACAGTATTTGAACGGTTTAAGAAACTCATTGGTTTATATACTCCTTAGAATCCTGATGCATGAACTTAGCTCTTGCCTTTATTGCTTCTACATACATCTCATAAGTAATTTTATTGTCCTTAGTGCCGAATACTTTCCTAATTGCTTTCTTCACATTAGCATCTTTTACCGTCACCTCTATTTTCCCATCATTCTTTTGTATCTGCTTTGACACTCTCTCCTCAATAGAATTGATCCTGTCAATAGTAGCCTCTACTTTCTTCTTTGTTACCTCAAATTGATTCGCTATTACTACTGCCTCTTCTTCTGTGAGTGGCTTTGGAACCTTATCATCTAACAACAGCTTTGCTAGTGGTGACTTGGTTATTAATTCTTCCTTTGGCACTTCTCGTGCGACTATAGCATCAGCAATATCATAATTGTTAACTGGTAACTGCAGTTGAGTTAATATAGATGGGAAATTCTTCATTCTGTAACCTGTAATTCATTATAGTACAAACGTAACTTCTGTGATTCCCTTAACATAGCAGGAGAACCACCAGGACAGTAGAATCTTACCCACACAGGATGATAAGTAAAGGTGTCACCTAAAGAAGCATCACCTATATCTGGAAGATGTATAGATGTCATATCTGTAGCTGCATCCCACTGGACAGGTAAAGGCTCGGTACCTCCAGAGATCATCTTAACTCCCCAGCCGGTAGAACCATGTAGTCCATAGTCTTCCTTAGAAGAGATGTACTGCAAAACAAGATCTGTATAATACACGGATGCATCATCATTTCTTATCAGGATTAAATGTACATCGGAGCCACCAGAAAGCCCATTATGAACTGTATGTAGTGGATTTGAGTTAAAAGCATCTCTATTAGCATCATAATATCTAAGCATTTTTCACCTTATTGGACGAGAGCCACGATTAGCATTTAGACCAGTGGCTAGGCTCTGACTATTGGCTCTCATAGCACCAAAAGCAACACCCGTTAACATAGCACCACCAGCGAAGAGAAGATTCCTATTACCAATACTAGTTAAGAACTTAGCCGCCTGTAAACCACCTCTTTGTACAGATGCAGTTTCAGCTGTATTCCTAAGAGTCTTAGCTGCCCACGGACGTATCTTACTAGCTGCACTAGACGCTATAGCACCACCAGCATAAGCCATACCAGCACCCATAAATGCAGTATCTATACCACCATCAGACATACTTGACGCAGCCATACCGGCAGTTAGGGCAGCACCTATTCGAGGAATTCTTCCATTCAAATACTTATTGGAATCTCTAAGCTCTCTAGTAAGAAAACCATTAGACTTGTAACCTCTATATTGAGGAGAGGCTGGATTTGAATAGATACCTGAATAGGATCCCATACCAACAGGTAATTGATTAGCTTTCTGAGCAGCACTCAAAGAAGGTCTAGATCTGTTAGGAACATTTGGAGAAGCATTTGGAACAGTGCTTGTAGTAGGCGAAGGAGCTATCGGAGGGGCTAATGGAAAAGCGCTCCAAGGACTTCTTGGACTAGGTCCCATAGCACTAACTGTAGGAACTCCTTGGCCTTGATTTTGTACACTTAGTGGGATGTATGCTCTTTGGGCTTTGGAAGGGCGAGTATATGCCGGTACTGATCCTACGATAGGGTTAATATTTGCAGGATACCAGTTACCAAGACCCATATACTGTTTGCCATGTGGCGACGCCCAGTCTCCTAAAGTAGCATTTATAAAATTAAAATTCATTGCTTCCTCCAGCCACGATCAGAACGTCTTCTTGGCTCTATAATATGAGAGCTAGTTGTCTGCCTACTATATTCTGGATCACCTGCTACTGGCAAGCTATTGCTCCATTTAACAAGTTCTGGCTCCTGTTCTTCTCTTCCTCTGACTCTTCTTTGGACTCGATCTCCTCTCCCGTTCCTGGACGCGGCTTGCTCTGGTGTCTCCCCTTGCCTCATTGTTTGTAGAAGAGTAAACGCTCCTGGAGCAGCTGTATTTGTCTTCCTGAAGTTATCAATAAGCATTTCCCCTGGACTCTGAAAAGTTGTTTCCGCACGTTCGTCAAGTTCATCCTTACTTAGATATGTAGGAATACTATTAGCTGTACGTTTAGGAGAGAAAAGTCCTGATTCTATTTGTATACCGCCTATAGCTAGCATGAAAGCGTCCAGTCTATGGTCGCCTATAGAGGGAGAATCGGTACCATATACAGGCTTATTAGTTGTACTTGAGAGCTTCAGCTGAACATAATGTGCTAACTGCTTAAGAAGTACCTTCTCAGCCTCTGGTATCCAAAGTATTCCATTATCACCTTGTCCTGGGTCTTCAAATACTCGCTTAGACATCTCGACCAAGAACAACTTGCCATACTTAACTATTTCTGTACCATCTACAGGATTTCTAAGTACTAAATTCTTAGAGAAGTTGAAAGACTTTAATCTCTCTCTCATCTTAGCTGTTTCTTGTTCTCTTAATGTTGCACCCTTCTTCTGACTTAACTCAAGTGCAAGTAAAAGGAGGTTCTCTATAATAACAGCTCCATATCCTTCGTCTGCGTAGATATAGTCTGGTCTCCATTTATAGTTTAATCTGATGAGTTCTTCTTGCCAGCGTAGAGCAGAAAATTCTCCAGCAGAAATATTAACAGCTTCGGAAACAATATACCTATTAAGATGGGGTATGTAAGTAACAACAACAAACTCAGTGCCAGCATTTTTATTCCAGTCGATGCCTATGCATCTAATTACTTGTTGATCACTTGTTACAGCGAAATGATCTTTCCACCATTTAGAATCATTACAATCCTCATAGGTATAATCTTTCCTGCTTCTAGCTATAAAACTTGCCTTAAATACTCCGTAGTTAGAATCAACGAATGAAGCCATGTACTCTGCTTCTATAGCTTCCTTAGTTGCATCACCTATCATCTCATATTTAATTTTATTCCATTGAGGAAGCACACTAGAAGGTAGATAATCTTCTTTAAATCTAGGGGATTCCATACACCATTTATAAAAGTGTCCTTTCTTGCCTGAAGGAGTACTGGTAGCAAATAACATAGTATTACCTTCTATATCGGACATTAAGATTGGCTTAACAACCTTCTCCAATACGTCTTCCGGAATGAAGTCCATCTCGTCTAGATATATAATATGAGCAGACTGACCACGCATAGAAGCACCACCATTGCCATCATGTCTTAGACCAACACCTGAGATGAATCCACCTATCTCTGCTCCGTTATCAAAAGCCATCTTGTATTGTGGACTCTTAATATATAATGCGTCATTGGAACCACTGGTAACGGATTTACACAGATCCTTGTTTCTCTTTAACAAGGACTCCATCTCATTAAATATGTTTGTTAACTGATTCTGATAAGGAGTAATAATCATGATCTTTGGTCCATGATACTCTTCTTCGCCTTCAGAGTTAATCCATGCAACCTTCATATTAAATGCTCTTTCGAGTAACTTAATAGCCATTGCAAAAGTATTATGCGTAGGTATACAAGCTTCACCAGCTAAATATAAATGATTAGGAGAATCTACAGTAATACATTTTACTGGAACAGACTCAACTTTTGTTATAGCAGTGATATATCTATTGCTCTGACCAAACGTCTTATCTTCAATCCTATTTGCCTTTCTTGTTAATTTGAAAACATTTACTGGTGGATTGAAGTATATCCTAGTTCTGTCTTTATATCTCTCACCATCAAACCAAGATTCTCCTATGTTCTTACTCGCCTTAAAACCAAGACTAATTATTAGTTCGAAAACATCATCAGCTAGTTCTGGATCGGAAGAGGTGAATTCACACGTTCCTTTTGTTAAAGCAGAGCCATCACTATCCATTAAACCCTTGAGTAACTCTAGTCTTTGATTAACAGAAGCCCTTAGATACTGTGCTGGTATTCTCTTCTCTTTATGGATACCTAGCCTCTTAAGCTTAGTTATGAGTCCTGGTATACCACAATTTATCTCCGAGGAATAACCTGTCTTAGTTGTATAACCACAAGCATTTATATTTCTCAAAGATTCGTTTTGGTCCTGCAGTCCTATAGTTACATAACTAGTACCTCTCGTACCATCTCCTAACCAATAACCTAACACGTATGGATGAACAAGTAGTTCTATATCTGAAGATGTATAAGACAAAGGCTTTGTTATTGGAATAGAATAGTTAGATTCATTCTTTTTACCAACTTTAAGATTCTTGATCATATCCTCTGTAGTTAGATTAATAAGTCCATGTCGCTTTGTCTTGTTTCTGGCATTACTCTTTCGCATAGATTTTGTCTGCACAGACCAAGTATGTTCAGCATCAGCTATTATTTCGCTGCCATCATCAAATTCAACCTTATAGCAGGGATGATCATACATTACATCAGTAACGAAAGTTACTTTACACGGCTTCCCAGTCTCATCAAACACTAAAGATCCTTCCTCTAGATCTTCCATGGTTGTCCAGCCATTTGGTGAAGGAATCTTGGTCTTTATCCAAAGTGCTTTTCCAGCTCGACGACCTTCACGAACAACAATTCTACGAGATGTACATCTTATCTGCTCTTTCTGGTATGGACGTATAGACCATTTAGGATCAGTATCTCTTAATCCGAACATAAGTTCAGCCCAAGCAACAGGATCTACAGTAGATTGAGCATATCTTAGAGCCCTTTCGTATGGTATGCCTTTGGCTTCCATATTTTCAATAAGCATCTCGGCACTAGCTGGTAAATGCTTAGGAATACCGCTACATGGTACTAAGAATTTGTTAGCATTTTGGCTAGTCTCGTTATCTTTTGTGTATTCGTATTTTAATTGCTGTCTTACCTGACAGTTAATACATGTTCTATGCAACGTGGTATCTATGCCCCAAGTCTTACCAGCAAACTCTATTTCATCCTCATCTAGAGAAGCTGTAGGTATTTGATGCCTATAACCATACTCGTTAGTAACGAAAAGTTTCTTCTCTAAGTCTTCTCTAGTTAATACCATCTTCTTTTATCTCCTCGATAACAGGTTCATAGAAAACATTGAATACAGCTAGGTCGTCTTTTATATGCTTAAAAGGTCCAAACTGACATAACAGATAGGTAATACGTATTACATTCTCCATATGTGTTAGTTCCTCATTGAAATCATGACTCTCAACATGAAGAATCAATATCTTCTGAGTCTTAGTAGTAACAACGAAAAAGTTCTTTCTCTTGAAGAACTTTATTTCACAAGAGTCCTTTCCTAAGGCAAAATGTAAGAGATAAATTAGCAAGTGAGCTATAAGCTCTGGCGCGACAATAATTCTCTCTTGTAATGTAACCTCAAGTGCTTCTGGATCTCTAGCTGCAAGTATTTCTCCCTCTAGATCTTTGATATGCTTAACGACTCCTAGTATCTTCTGTATCATTACCTGTACCTCGAATTGTAATTCTTATATGGTGAATGGAGGAAAGAAGCTTCCATTCCTAGAGCAGACCTTGCATTCAAATGGCTTTTAGCTATTGCCTGTACAGATCTTTCTCTCATTGTTACGGCCCCTTGAGACATAAACGCTGCCATATCTCCATCAGTATTAATTCCTCTTCTTGATTGAGCATAAGCTTGTCCTTCTCTAGCAAAACTGTATACACCATATGTAAGTCCCGCGCCGAGACCAGCAACACCTGCAACAGCAGCACCTGCCATTAATATAGGATTATTTACCATTGCCCTGATAGGTGCACCACCAATGTATGAACCAAGGAATGCACCAGCCGTACCAGCGAACGGAATACCTGTAGCATTACCAAGTGATTGACCTATACTACCTCCAAGGTAAGCTCCACCACCTCTTACTAAACCACCACCAATACTCATGTTTAGTCCATGACCAGCTACTCTAGTACCAGCATTGATAAACTGACCAGTCTTCGTATTAATAGCGTTACCAACACCATAGGCCCATTTATTAAGAGATGCTTCAACACCAATGTTAAGCATTAGTGCGTCTCTAGCTCCACCCAATCCTCCCTCCTGATAGCCTTGATACATAGTAAGTACGTTCATACCAGCTGCTAAAGGAGACATTATCCCTATTGACTTACCTACTTCTTTGGAAATCCACCCATGCTTCTTAGCTAGATCTGTCAATGGCTTAGCATCTGTTGACGGCAAGATCTTAAATGTTCTACCATTAGTATAATTAGCATTCATACCAAAAATCTTTCCTTGCTCCTCACCTAGAGCATTCACGGAATGAGGTGTATATCCACCAACACCAAATAGACCTCTACTTAGATAGTCGGCCTTACGTAGAAAACTTCCTCCCGCTAATGGGGCCAAAGCTACGGCTGCTGCTATATATCCTAATCCCATGTTTACATCCTATAATGGTTAATTGGGTTTGCTCTTACTAATTGGTTAACATGTTGCTGAAGCATCATTTGAGAAGCTTTTCTTTCTCTTTGTATAGCATTATTAGTATCATACATGTCGAAGGCTGCATACCTCTTTCTAGAATATGAACTTGTAGACATCCCTGTCGAGTCAAGTACTGATACCTGATTTAGCGCGCCATATCCATTCCTGCTATCGAAATTATTCTGATTCACATTTGCAGAAGTTATATCCTTAGACTTCATCTCTAACTGCAACTGATTTATATGTAGCTGATTATTCATCCTTGTTACTAGTAGATTACTAGGTGCCTTCTGATCATTCCAAGCCATAGGCGTAATAATGCCAGACTCTGCCGCAGCAGCAATATTCATAAGATTAGTATCTCCTGCTACCTTCTTTATATCAGCTAAAGTATTGAAAGTAGGTCTATTCTTACTACTAGACATCTGATACACTGCTTGTCCGAAATCGGTATTCCACACACCTCTAGAAGCCATATAGGCATTATCTTCTGCCTTCTTCATGGCGTCGTAGTTAACCATTGCCTCTTGTTTCTTACCATATGGTAGATGTGCTACGTATCCTCTCTTGATCATTTCCTCGTTCATATTTGCGCCATCTACCATAAGCGCACCCATTGGTCTTCCATAGGACATACCAGTAGACTTAAAAACCACCTCTGATTTGTTCCCTTTTGCTAATATCTGTTCTAGAGCTGCCTTTGCTTCCTCAGCTCCGTCCTGCGCTTTTCTTCCTTGATGGCTTACCTCTGGCGCGTCAACACCTGCAAGTCTGATAGATAGATCATTATTACCTGTAAAGAAACCTATAGTCCTATTTAAGATACCTTTCCTTCTAAGAGATACAGTATCTGCGTCCTGAGCAGTAACATCATAGTTATCAAGTGCTAAAGCTACTAAGTCATTACCTTTAAATCCCTGGTATCCATCCTGTACTCTAACTCCATCAGAAGTATAATGATAACCAGTCTTAATAGACATATCGCTAATGATCTTAAATATACCATTCTTGGGATCGTAGTACTGAGCCCTGAATTGACTTCTCTGCCAACGCTCTCTTTCTTCCATAAGTTTTTGATTTTCTAAAACCTGTGAAGAAACAACCGGACCACGATAAGGAGATCCGAAGTCAGTATTGTACTTTCTTTGCTCTGCACCTACGCCCTGTGTAGCCATACCATGGAAGGATTGAGATATTGGTGCTGGTTGCTCTGGCTGAGGTAATCTCTTTTGTGCATCTAACCAGTCTCTATAACCATAGCCTAAAATAGACTTATTCCTTTCTTGTTGTCTACCTGCTATAGCATCGTAAGCGAGAGTAACCATGCCTAATCCAGCAATGGCAGCAGCTCCTAATCCTATATGAGGCAGGAACTTATTAGCCTTTGTGATGTCGATTGGATTACTCTTAATTAAGCTATCTAACGCATCTGTAGCCTTTAAAGCAGAAGGTGTCCAGGACCTAAGCGACTGTGCCTCTGCCTCAACAAATAGAGAGCCAATCTGTTGTTCAGTATTTCCTAAAGTACTTCTCATGGGCTTAACTCTGCCTACTGCATTGGAATACTCTTTCCATACTGACTCTATATCTACACCATAGTTATTATTATCTGTTAAATGTTGTAGAACAGAGTCCATGTCTCTAAAGCTTTGTACGCCATGATTTATTCTTGGGATCTTTACTACTTCCCCACTAGGTGTTACCTGCTTCATATTATATGTACCGGCAGGACCAGTAGTCTGAATAGACTGACCGGTAAGGGAAATATCTTGGAATGCTCTATGTATACGCTTAAGTACGTTTACTCTTTGTAGAGGTGCCTCTACTTCTTCTCTCGCACTTAAAAATTTCAGATACTGAAATAGATCGCCTTCACCCTTCTTAGCGCTCTTAATATAGTGTTCGCCCGTACCCTCGCTAATGGACTCTAGCATTCTATTATACTTTGTTGCCTGCTCTAAAGCATACGACTCATGGATACCAGCGTCTTCAGCACCTCTATGCAACTCTCTTAGAGATAGCATCTTCTGGTTTCCTTCTGCATATGCAAAGAGATGCGATACTAGGTCAATACCGGAACCATACAAAGGATCACCCTTAGACTTGGTTAATCCTAACTTATTAGCATAGGAGAAGTTAGCCTTAACAACATCTAATATATCTCTAACTGCCGTTTCGCCGGCCTTAGGCTGGAACTGATTGTAGGCCTTCCACACATGAGTCCAGTCACCTGTTAGTTGAGCCTTTACTTTTGCCTGATTTACTTCCCTACCTGTTACATAGAAAGGATCCGGCGAATGAACATTCTGAGTCTCTAAATTTAAGGCCCTCTTGAAATTATTTGCTTCGCCATCTGCTGCTAACTGTGCGCCTACTTGTGTAGCCTCGAACTTAGTATTGGCAATCCAGATTGTCTTGCCTTTAAGTTCCTGAGCTAGTTCATTCTTCAAGAAGCTAGATATACCCTTTCTATTACCTAGATCGGATGTAATACCAAATTCCATAAACCGCTTAGTTCTAGCAGCCATCTCTGCTGCATCCAAATGAGCCGGTTGTCTAAACGGATGATTCGGATTTAAAGCCATCTCAACTTGAAGTTCATTATAGGCGAAGGTATTACTCCACTTAAGAGCTTCAAGCATTGCTGTTCTATCGCCCTTAATACCCAGCTGAGAAAATACCTCCTGGGTTATTACCTCTTCCCAATGACTAAATGGTCCTGCTCTTGTATGTATATCTCTAGCAGATGAGGATAACTTAGTTAAATCTTGAGGAGAATGCGGAGTAACACTTACTAAGTTAGGATCAAAGATGAATTCCTTAAGAACCTTTGTCTGCAGGTTGTAGATACCTAGTTCCTTTATACCAGCACCACGAGCGAGACTGGTTGTCTCTACGTCTATGATCAGAGCATTTCTTAGTAAGTTGTCCATATCTTATACTATTTCCCTTAGTGCTTTAGTTCTATTTAGCCAGCCCTTCAGAAATACAGCAAAGCTTGCCTTATTAGCTACTAGTGCCTTATAGAACTTATCTCTCTCATCAATAAACAGAATAGCTAATTCATGGGCGTCCACTGTCTTTATGGCTGCGAGTGTTTTGGGGCCGATGACTCCATCGTCCACAATCCTGAGAGCCCTCTGAAGCAGAACGGCAGCCCTTTTAACGCCTGTATTGACAGCTGTGTCGAACATAACAATAGCTACAGGTTCAGGCATAGCATCACAGTAGCCCTCTGCCCAATATCTAGACTTGTATATGTCTGTTACCTCATGATCAGTTATAAGCTTAACTGACTGCATAGGGAGGCCCTTAGAACGTCTATAGGAGTCATAGACTAGTCTAGTTACACCTTTGTTGGTTTCGCCGCCGGGATCGTTAGGATGGTTAACGTAACCACCTTCGTATTTAAGAGTGAATGCTAGAGCTTTATTAAACATGCTTAATCCTTTAATGGTATTTGTTTGCGATCTATTGTTTTAGCAGGAACCTGAAGATTAGACATCATGTCCCTAAGTACTGCTATTTCTTGCATAAGCTGTGAAGATTCCTTACGCTTACCCATCTTTATAGCAAGGTCAGATTGTGCTTTACGAGTAGCTAGAAGTCTGTCTAGGAGGCCTGTCCTTCTCTTCTCTAATTGATCTATCACTGCCAGAACAGGGTGCACTTGTGTTGTGCTGGCTGACATGTCCTTCCCCTCTCCGTTCCCATTACCTGACATCTCTGTCACATCTATTCTCAAGAAGTCCATTCCCTGACTGTTCCTGTCTCCAGAGGAAAGAATCATAACTGCTCTATTCTTGTAAAGATCTATCAGAGCTAGTTCATTTACTATACTTAGTTCTATCGGATTATTAGAATCAACCTCAAGGAAATTCAGATACTCTATTGTCTTCTGCTTAATAAAGGTAGCCTCAAGGATGCATGGTTCGCTTATGGGATAATCTTGCAATGGCCCGTAATCTACTTCTCCATCTATTACTTCTGGTATTGGACAGTGTCTGATGAACGGACACTTGTCAGGACCTCTACATATGATTGGAGCTACGGCGAAGATGCCAGTATTAGCTCTACGTAGACCTTTAGCTATTCTCTGCTTCTTTTCCTCAGGTAGCTTATCCATGTACCTATTTACTCGCTCCGCATCTACCTCCATTAGTTCTATAGCTATGTCTTGTACATTTTGTTCTATTTTCATTTTATTGCCTTGTTTAATAATTCTAAAGTTTTTTCATCAAGTAATGGAAGTAGTCGTTCATACTCGTTAGTGGAAAGGAACATCTCTACTGTTCTTTTAGCATATACACAGTTATGTCTCTTTCTTGAACCATCTACAAAGTGTTTATATCTAACTATATGATATGAGTACTTATCTGGCAAGGAGGAGAGGTTTAGTTGGCGCGAGAGTTCGTAAAATAGATCTATGTTCATGGAAACCTATATAGGGTAGAGAAATTGATTTTGTAAAAATTTCTAGGATACAAGAGAGCTTAATCCCAGAATTACAAGAAAGCAAGATGGAAATATATATTCAGTGCAGATATAGATTTATATATATGTTGGAGGTACCAGGTATTATATATGGTGTCATGGGTAGGGACATCAAACGTTCGGAGCCCACCGGCCTAAAGTACAGCAATGTGCTTCTTTCTTTTAATGGACCGTTGGTCATGCGCTCATCCTGAGTAGCAACCAACAATGGAGGTCCTATGTACGCCAAGTTCACCCTTTGTGTCCACGTCAGCACCTACTCTCACGCCTGTGAGCAGTTGGAGCAGATGGGATGGAAGCGGGGACGTGGAGGGTACTGGAAGGGGGACATATACCTCTCCACTACCTTCTACGTCTAGTACTGTATTGGAGAGCCCTTCGGGGCTCTCCTTTCTTTTAATGGACCGTTGGTCATGCGCTCATCCTGAGTAGCAACCAACAATGGAGGTCCCATGTACACTGTCTGGATCAACCGGCCGTCTCGCATGAGCAGCGCCTCCTCCTTGGTCGTGACGAAGGAGGAGTTGGCTATGCTCATCGGGTATGGCTGTTGGCAGCGGCTTACTGTCTTCGTGGACGGTAAGCAGGTGTGTCTGAGGAAGCGCTCTCGCAAGGGTCGCATCTCTCAGAAGTAGTACTAGGAAGGGCCCTTCGGGGCCCTTCCTTTAATCACTCTTTCTTTATCTTACTCGTTATAACTCTATGGGTGCATGGCGACATGACCCCTTGTGTGGATATAGGCATCGCTATGCCTGTCCACATGTACTGAATATAGCCTATGCTGGTAGGGTGTAAGCCCTACTGGTGTAGTACACGTCAGCTGTACCCTTGTGGTATGGCGGCTCAACCTGGTAGGTACCATGTAGGGTGATGATGTGTTGTGCATACGTGCCTTAGGGTACTGTATGGTGCGCGCAACACTGACTCACACGCATGGTATCATGGAGGGTGAAGGCTATGGCATGGGTATTAGCAGTATACCCATTACCCAAGGTAGTGCCTGTAGTGGGCATGAGATAGGGCAAGCATACTACCCATACATAGTACACCTTAGGGTGATATGTATGTGGCAAGTGCGATACTGAAGCCTGCCTCCTGGGCAAAATACAGGAGGACGGTGCTGGTAGTGTTAAGGTAGGGGCAACCCGAGGATACACACCTATACAGCACTCTATCCGCAAGGATAGGTCAGACCCGCAAGGCCGAGATGTACCCTGTGGTAGCAGAGATGCTACCAGTTAGAAGGTATGAGGCATGTAGGTAAGGTCTGTGAGGGAAGTGATGCGCCCAAGATTAGCAAGCTCACATAGGTACAGTGGTATACCTAGGCTACCAAGCCAATAAGACCACTACGATTTTGCCTGTACATCGTAAAGAAACAGGCACCTTTCCGGTAGTTCGATCCGGATACCTTGGTTGCAGGTAGGAGTGTTGTCGCGGCACAACAATCCCAAAGCAACTGGTCCAGCTTGAGATCTACGATCAAGCACAAATCGTCTAGGTTGAGTCCTAGCGATAACCCATACCCAGGCTAAGGCTGCTCCTCCAGAAGCAGTCCTGAGGCTTACTAGCCCTTAGGTAAGGCTGTTTCCGTTACTACTGTGCTGGGCTAGAAAGAGTTTCACTTGGAACCTTTCGAAGCTCATTGGTCCTTGGGCAAGACTATCCCTGTCTATAGTGTCCACTCTCCTCCATTACCTGTTGGTGTTTAGGTAAACCAACGAAGGAACTGCCATGTTCGTTCTCAACTTCTTCGCCGCTGCGACCCTCCCCACCTCGGTCATCGCCGCCATCGTGCTCGCCTCGATGGATCACAGCGGGGGGCTCCTCAGCTTCTGTATGGTCCTCGGCACCATCGGTGTCAACATCTTCACCTGGGGGCTCAACGCCCTCAAGCAGGAGGATGAGATGGCCGAGGAGATACGAAAGTTCCGTGTGGCCGAGTGGAAGACGGCCCTGCTCTATATGTGGAAGCAGAGCCAGGAGATCTGGGCCTGGATGGCCCAGGAAGTAGAGCGCGACAATCGGGCCATGGCCCGGTATCACGTCCGCAAGTTCTGGGAAGCTGTCGAGGCTGCCTACTGCCTGCAGCAGTACCAGTCCGAATTGGCTGGCGAGTAAGTAGGATTGAACAGCTTGGGGCTTAGGCTCTGGGCTGTTCTTTCTTTTAATGGACAATTACGTCCATGTACAGGAGTTTCCAATGTCTGTCACTGTCACTGTTATTCCCACCGTCGTCAATCCCATCACCAAGACCACGAAGGTCGTGAAGTGGATGGGCGTGCTGTACCTGCTCGATACCACCCGACACCCGGAGGAGTTCTGCCCTGGCTATGACTGGGCACGTAAAGCTACAGAGGCCGACAAGCACCTACCGTGGCTCTGGCGACCACGACTGAAGAAGGTGAAGTAAAACCCACCTTGGGCTGACGTTAAAGATTGGGCCTTTCGAGGCCCTTTCTTTTATTTCTTTAATGGTTCTAGAAAGGAATAAACCTGGATGAACCACGGAGCAGCAATGCTTAAGTCTATGCTCAACGATACTTCCGGCCTTATCATCTTCATCCTCCTCGCCATCATCCTTACCTGGAGCGTGGCTCGCTAAAGACGATTGGACAGAGGGGAGACTCTCTGTCCTTTCTTTATATGGCCAATTCAGGCCTGAGGAGTATGTCATGACCAAGCTCGTCATCAAGTTCGTCCGCTTCTCCCCCTCCACGTTCCACGCCGTTGAGCGGCGGGAAGTCGAGGTCACTCGTCTTCAGGATGAGGAGGGTGTCAAGTACACGGAGATCACCTGCCACTGGTGTGGGCAGAAGGAGAAACGAGTAGGGTGGATCAACAGCACTTCCAGAAGAGAGTGCTACGAGTGTCGAGATATGGGCTAATAAGATTGGGGGGCCGCAAGGTCCCCTTTCTTTAAATGGGTAATTAAGCCCAAGGAGAAGTCATGATGACTGAGTATCAAGAGGAACAGAGAAGGATTTCTGCTGCGCTGGCTAAGGCCAGCTTCAGCGGAGGGGCGTTCCCTCGCCGCAAGACTGTTCCTCCCACCACGAGTGTACTCCCGCTCTGGCCCTGTCAGGTGGACTGGCTGAGGAAGGAGGGATGTGTCCTCAGGAAAGGAGGTGACAAGTACTACCTGCTTCTGGATGGGAGGGCGAAGAAGTGGTATAACAGGAGTGCGATTGCTTGCTCTCTCTACGGAGAGCTGGTGCATGTCGGTCGCAAAGAGTTTTACGTCATCTTCGGCTGATTAGGACGATAAGAAGTTGGGCTTTCGGGCCCTCTTCTTTTAAATGGACAATTACGTCCTGAACTGGAGAGTGCTATGGAATTCGTCGTAACTTACATCGAGACCTATTCCCATCACTGCTATGGCGAAGATGAGGGAGAGGCCGAGCGCGAGGAGGTGTGCCTCATGAACCGCAAGGAGATCGCTGGGCTGGTGAGTAAGGGTATCCCGAAGGGGTTCAAGTACGAAGTCTTCGAAGAGAAGGATTATTTCTACTACGAGTGCTATCGCCCTGATTTGCTCGCTTAAGAGAGACGCAACTGAGAAGAGCCCTTCGGGGCTCTTCTTTTAAATGACCAATTAAGGTCAATAAAGGAGTCACCATGTCTGTCATCGCTCGTTTCCCCGCTGTGTGCCCTTTCTGCAGCAAGCCTATCAAAGTGGGGATGGAGATCAAGCCTCACCCTCGTGCATCTAGGTGGGTGCACGCCTCCTGTGCTGGAGGAGGCACTCAACAGAGGCTCTTCAAGTAGGAGAAAGATTGAGGGGGCTTCGGCCTCCTCTTCTTTAATGGCCAATTCAGGCCTAACTGGAGCGTGTCATGAAGTGTACTCACTGTGAAGAAGTCCTGTTCAAGGTCAAGTGCTATTACGGATACCTCGAAGAGGGGATCGGTCACTATGGTAATTACACTGTGTATATGAACAGGCAGAAATTAGCTCGTCACATCTTCAATCCGGATCCTCACCTCGTCTCATACACTGTCTACTATGAGGGTGGTGAGACCCAGATGGAAGTGTTACCCAATGGAGTGTGGTATCAGGTCTGCTGAAAAATAGTTAAACTTCGGGCTGACATAAAAGATTAGAGCCTTCGGGTTCTTTTCTTTTTAAATGGCCAATTAAAGATCTAAATTCCTTAGATCTAGGCCACTAGGAAGCAACCATGTCCAAGCCCACCATCGCCACGCTCACCTCCACCGTCGCCCAGCTCAATGGTGCGATCGAGAACCAGGCGGCCGTGATCAAGAACCACGAGGTCACGCTCAAGGCCCAGTATGAGGAGAAGAAGAAGCTGCAGGACGAGGTCATCCGCCTCAAGGACGCCCTCAAGGGCCAGGCCGCCCGCGCCATCATGGCTGAGGAGGAGCTGGCCAACCTCAAGGATCAGCTGGAGGAGCAGGAGGTGCAGGTGGCCAACCGCACCACTACCACCACCCAGGGCGGGTGGAAGGGGCTCAACTACAAGCAGTTGGATTGGCTCAAGGAGCAGGGCTGCTCGTTCACCAAGACGGCGAGCGGGTTCAAGTTGTTCCTGAAGGGGGAAGCGCTCACCTGCTCAACCCCGATCGCCACCGCCCTCAAGGGCAAGGTCTGCAAGGACTGTAACACCACCTGGATCTACTTCTCGTAGGTGGTAATGGGCTGACGTTCTAGAAAGGGCCTTTCGGGGCCCTTTCTTTTATTTCTTTCTTTAATGGATTGAGGGATAACTCCGCAGTGGCCCTTACGGGCACCACTCGTTCAGACTCCGCTCAAGCCAGAGGAAGTCGGTTAGTCTGGAAATCAGTCCAGGCTCGCTGACGCTCGCCCCTTTCAGGCATTTTCCTCTAATCAAAGACTGGCTGTAGGGTTGAACTACAGCATGGAGACAAGCATGTCCGTCCAGAACTCGTCCTGCACTCCCATCACCGTGGCCGCTCTTCCCGCCGACACCACCCTCCGCCAGCTGCGGGTCGAGGCCTCGCGCCTCGGCATGAGGTGGAACGACATCAAGCTGCTGGGGAAGGACCAGCTGTGGGAGCACCTCTGTCTCGTCTCCACCCTCGCCCCGCTCTGGGGAACGGAGAAGGACAAGACCCTCCTCCTCAAGAAGGTGGAGGCCATCCGGTCCAAGAGGGACCTGATGAGGAAGGCCTTTGAGAAGGCCGAGGGGAACACCGCCGCCCAGGACGGCTTGAAGTTCCTGTGTTGGGACCGTCTCCAGCCCGAGAAGGCGCTGGACTACATCCTCCAGAGCCCGAAGACTGAGCAGGCCGACGAGGTGCTCGGTCTCCTCTTCGATGAGGTTCAGACCGACCTCATCACCAAGTCCGAGGGGAAGGCGAAGAAGTTCGCCAACGCTGGAGCCCGACGCGGAACCTACGTCCCCAAAGCTCTGCTGCTCGTCAGCCAGATGCAGAGCAAGGGCAAGGAGCACCTGCTCAACGTCCGCTGGGATGAGTCCCTGGACACCCTCGGTCTGGTAGAGCAGATTGTGGGCCAGCATGAAGGACGCCCGCCCGTGATCCGTATTCGGTGGGAAGTCGAGTTGAAAGGCAAGGCGGACATCACTGCCCGTCAGGAGCTGGCGAAGAAGCTCTGGGAGATCGGTTATCTCTCGTCCCAGGGTATCCTGGCCTGGGACATGCGTAATGTCAAGGTCAAGTATCTACTGGAGAAGACCTTCGGCAGTGCCATCGACTTGGCCGGTTACAACCACCGGTTGGGTGCTCCGCTCCTCCCTGAAGGCTTCCTCTCCGGTGTCAGGGTCCGCTTCTGGACTCCCATGGTCAACGGGGAGAAGCAGCAGACTGACGGTTCCGGGTGCTATGATCCTAAGCATCCGGATATGAAGAGCTTGGTTGACAGGTACGGTGCTGTCCCGATGCAGTTCACCTACATGACCAAGTTTGGTCTCTTCGCGAAGGGGATTATTGTCCCGCGCGAAGACATCAACAAGGACATCGAGAATCCCACTGGTATCGTCCTTGATCCTCTGCAGGTCAAGGGCAGCCAGAAGGGCAAGGTAACTGACGGTCAGATCCACGAGGGCTGGCTGGGTGTGATGACGGCCTGGAATCAGGACCGGTTCTACCCGACCGGCTTCGAGTCTCTCCAGTGCCTGGACTGGAAGGACCAGAATGTCGTCATCAAGGCGTCCGACCTGATGAAGAAGTTCATCAAGAACCGGGTCGATGTTGTGGAACTCCAGGGACTCGATGGTCTGCTGGACAAAGCTGCTCGTGCTGATGAGCAGGTAGAGATGGTGATCCGTCTCGCCCGGGCCATCCAAGCTCACAACCCTGCGTACAGCCCGCTTTCATTGCCCCTCATCCGGGCGGATGTGAACAACATCCTCCGCAAGTTCAACTACGTGCTTCTCCAAGGGGCTGGTGCTCAGGGTGCACAGCGTATCTGCGTGCTCGACGCATCGGTTCCTCGTGGCAAGTGTGTGGTCAGTGGATTCCGTACCGGCCAGCAGTTGGTCGTGTGGCGGTTCCCGAACATCCTCAGCCAGGGCAATAAGGTGCTGGAGAGCATCAAGCCCTCTGCTCACCACCTGTGGGATGGGAAGGTAATCAGGAACACCATCTGGCTGAATCCCTGGGACCTCACCCTCGGGATGCAGGGAGACGATGACGGTGATATGGTGGGCGTCAGCGATGATGCAGACCTTGTCTCGTTGTTCTCCCTGCCAATGATTGGTGACATGGGTAAGAAGGAGAGGGCTCAGTACAAGATTGAGCCCGTCGGCGACAAGAAGGTCATGAGTTCTCTCAGCCCTGAAGGCCGTGAGTACCTGGCCCTTGACCCGATGGGACCGGTCGGTATTGCCACCATGTGGCAGGCTGAGTTCTACGCCCTGGGTTCCTGGAAGCACGCACTCGTCATGGGCGTGTTCATCCAGTACGCCATCGACTCGGCCAAGCGGCTGGTTCGTTGGCCTGACCCAAATAAGCTCCTGCTCAAGTCTTCCTGGTACCTCAAGGAGGGTGCCTGGGCCATCACCGACAACGTGTGGTTGGACCTCGCTCCTGGTTCTCCGTTCCCCTATGACACTCTCGTTGAGTGGATGCAGGAACAGAAGAACCACTTCCCTGAGGCTCGCTGGCAGAAGAATGCCGAGCGTCCGAATATCCTCAGCTGGCGAATCCAGAAGGCTCCCGATAGCAAGGGCGTCATGAAGGACTTAAACAAGCTGGCTGACCTGGACTACTGGGATACCACGGCAGCCAAGTCCGGCAGCTTCGTTGGTGGGAATGCTGTGCATTTCTGCCACGACATCGCCAGAGCCGAGATGCTCAAGGTGAAGGACTCCTTCAACATGGATGTTCCTGAGGTGGACGTTCGTGAGATCCTGAAGGAGGTGGCAGCTTCTAAGGGGATCGAGCTGAGTCTCACCGCTGACGACTGGGATACCTATGAGGCTGGTCTTCGGAAGTCTTCTGGTCTGGAGGGCTTCAAGAAGAAGTTCTCTGAGGCCATGAAGAAGTCTACCTCCACCGAGGACAAGCAGGAGCGCATCAGTGAAGAGCTGGCGAAGCTTGCTGTCAATGCTCAGGGTCTCACCCTGAACGAAGTCTACACCATCTGGTACTGGGAGAACACTCCGGTTTGGGGTAAGGCCCAGCACACCTCAATGGTGGAGATGGATGGGGATGGATGGTATCTTCGGAACCGGCCCAACTATGCATTCCGCATGGTGGCTGAGTCCAAGATGCTCCAGGTCCTGGGGCTGGTAGAAGATCGTGGGTGTCCCTGGATGACTCCCCAGTACATCAAGGGGATCAAGCAATGGTTCGGGAAAGGGAATTCGTGGAAGGAGTTGGCGGCGGCTATCGCCAAGAACACCTCTCACGCCAGCTTGGTCAAGGACGAGAATGGGGCTGATGTCCCGTTGCAGTCCTGCTCATGCTGCAAGAACGCCCTGACCAGCCTGCTCCTCCAGAGCGAACGTGCCAAGTCTCGTGGGTTTCGGCCCGATGAGATGAACACGATCGTTCGGGAACTCAAGTCCACTCCCTGGTTCATGCCGGGGAAGGAAGGCTTCGAGGAGGAGTTCTCCTACTACTCCGATGGCGGTAACGATGGTTGGGATGGCGCTTGCGGTGAGTAGCAAGTAGGGCTGAATAGATTGGTGTTGGGGCGCAAGCCCTGACACCTTTCTTTTTTTAATACAACTAATCTAACTCAGTAGCTCGCTGACGCTCGCTTGTTCTTGAGTAGTCTGCTCATCCTATAGCAGACTTGGAGGTTCTATGGCCGTCATCCATCTTCTGAACACCGCTATCATCCCTTCCTTCTGGGGAGACTTCACCGTCTACGGTGGTTCCTACACCCTTGAGCAGGCCAAAGAATCTCTGGTCTGCCATGGGACCGGCATCGGCGAGGACTTTGATGGGCCCGAGCCCATCGAGGTGATCTCCCACATCGGCCACCAGTCCACCGCGGACATGATGTCGGTGATGCTCGGCCGAAAGATCGAGATGAGCCGCGCTCCTTGGGACGGCTTCGGCGACGCTCTCATCTGTCAGCTCAACTTCCGAGGTGAAGAAGGCAAGGTGTACTCCGCAGAGGAGATGCAGGCCTTCTGCAAGGAGGGCAAGGTGGTCTGGCGGTGGATCAACATCGTCAAGAGGGGTGAGAAGCGCTGGTAACAACCTCTTTCCTGGGCTGCTGACGCAGCCCTTGTTCTTGGTCGAGTCTAATGCCACAAGGCATTGGTTAGACAAGGAAGTCTGGATTGGCGACCGGACTGCATCTCTGGATGTATAGCTCCAACTTGTCCGTTGCTTGGTAGTGTTGCAACGGACTGGGTTTTAAGTTTCTGCTCACTTATCCAAGAAAGAGTAGACGACCGTAGAACCTGCTACGGAGGACGCGTAAAGGGCCTTTTCGAAGTCTGGAGTGGCGACCGACCACCAGTGTCATCAAGGACAATGGTATAGCTGGGAGGCACTACGAAAGTAGGCTCCCTCTCTTTTTATTTACCAAGTAGGGGTGGCAGTGATTGAGATTGTGGCGTGGTGTTTTTTGATCGCGGCGGGCTCTCTTCCCGTTATCTGCTACCACACGTCTAAGTAGGAGGTAGGGCTGCTGACGCAGCCCAGTTTATTGAGGTGTGTATGCTTTTCATCCAACTGTGTGTACTGGCCCTGATGCCAGCGTTCCTGTGGTGGATGTGCAGTCGGATCGCCCAACACTACGGAAAGTAATCCAGAGCGGTCTCACGACCGCTTAGTTATTGAACAGATTCACTCAGGAGCAGACCATGTCCCTTACCGAGATCGAGAAGATGCAGATCCTCGCCGAAGCCGAGCTGGCCAAGAACAAGAAGAACGGCAAGCAGGACCCGAACAAGGTAGCCGCCCAAGCCCAGAAGGACATCGAGCGTGCCGAGGCCACCGGTGACCAGGCCCTCAAGGACGCCGCAACCAAGCGGCTCGCCATGGCGGTGGCCAAGGTAGTCCTTGGCCTGGGGATCATCGGGGTCATCATCATGTTCGTGCCCATCGACCCGACCGGGCTGAGCCACATGCTCATCCCCATCCTGGCCATCTTGCTGATGGTCTTCTGCACCGGGGCTGTCTTCCATGGCATCCTGCAAATCACCAGGGAGCCCGCGTTCTACGAGCGCGTCAAGAAGTACCATCGCGAGTTCTACAAGGGACTCACCTTCGAGGAGGCCCTGGCGACGGCCTAACCAGTGTCCGGGGAGAGCTGCTCACGCAGCTCTTCTTCTTGACCTTCAACTGGAGTCACCATGGAAACCGAAGCACTCCGCGCCCTGCTCTCTCAGCTCCACAACCAGAACATGGACATTATGGACAGGCTCCCGGAGGCCGACCGGCTGACGTTCCTGCTGGCCTCGGCCCAGATCTCCGGGCTGCTCATCTCGTGCCTCACCGACCCCGCCGTCATCGCGGCCGTGCACGCCTTCGTCGTCTCTCTCACCAAGCAGGACTGAACATGGGAATCAAGAACCCGAACTGGAAGCTGCTCTCTGGACTCGTCGGTCCCACCCACGCCGACACGCTCATCCGGCAGAACGGACACTCCGACAACAAGGTCGGCGGCCTTGTCCGTGCCATCGCCAAGACCGGCAAGTACCTCATCCGCCAGACGGTGGAGGTCAAGAACGCCGAGGGCGTCGCCTCCATGGTCGAGAAGGACGTGGAGCACACGGTCAACCCCTCCGAGGCCGTCTGGCGGATGCAGAACCTCTTCGCTGGCTCCATCAACGCGGGCCACACGGAGATCGGTCCGGACTTCCTCCCGCGCCGGAAGTAGACAGCCTCAGCAGAGGGCCTTCACAGGCCCTCTCATTCTTGGAGTCCGTTCCTCGTTCCCTTTCTCTTCCTCATCGGAGTCACGATATGTCCGTTCCCGCCGCCATCCTTACTTCCGTCCTGGCCCTCACCATCACCCACGAGGGCAAGTCCTACGTGGCCTTCGAGGTCACCTCTTCCCGCGACCGTCAGGGGAACCAGTACCGGTACCTCCAGTTGAACTCCTCCTTCAAGAAGGAGAAGGATGACAAGGACAAGACCCCCCGCATCACCACCCTCCAGTCCGTGCAGGTCATGATCGTCCTCGGTAAGGCGGCAGAGCTGCTCAAGGGCCACGTCCCCGACGACGCCGGACAGTTCTTCTTCCCGGCCAAGGACGGCTCCTCCGTGAGCCACATCCGCATCAACCTGGATAGCCCGGTGCGCGGCCCCAACCAGGGGAACAACGACGCCGTCATGGCACGTCTGGAGGCGATGGAAAAGGCCAGCCAGCTCCAGGCCAAGAAGGCGGATCTCCGGGAGGGTCTCAAGAGCCTCCTGGGCGAGTTCCAGGCCGGTCTGTGCACCAAGGAAGAGTACCTGGCGGCCAAGGTGGAGTGCGACGCGGCCATCAAGGCCCTGGACACTCCCACCACCGTCCCGTCCACCACCCCCAACACCGCGCAGCCCACCGAGGACCAGCCGGAGTGTCCGTTCCCGTGAGATGTAGAGGGGCCTTCACGGGCCCCTCTTTAATGAACCCTTCTCTATGGAGCGTATACATGACAGATGAATATTACTGGTTTGGGGAGGTGGGCGAGGAATACAAGATGCTCGGATTCCCACAAGGAGACCTTCACATCATCGGAACCATCTGGGTGTGGTTCTATGTGGGATGACCATAGCCCCCGATAGGGGTACAACAACTACTACCAAAGAGGAAGGCACTTCCTTTCTTTATTGGGACAGGGATAACCATGGGGGCCCCGATAGGGGCAAGGAGGACAATGGAAATCACGATTGAAATGTACAACGATATGGTGAAACGTAATGCTATGCTTGAATTTGAACTCAAGCTGGCCAGAGAGTCTCAGTATCTCACCAGAGCTGAGTGTGATAGGCTTGGGCGTCAAAACCAGATGCTTCTTCGGAACAACAAGTGCTTGGAGTCCGAACTCCAAAAGACCAATACACACCTTACCATGACTCGGAATGACAATGACTCACTCAGGAAGGATATAAGTGAGCTTCATAGACAGAACGAGGTGTTGAAGAAGTCTTGTGCCGCGCCCTCTGAAGAACAAGAGAATATCATCAACTCCTTGAAGAAGGATGTTACTCTTCTGACGAGACAGAAGGATCGGCTCCTTGAATATTCTCTCCGACTACAGGATGATGTAGACAGGTTAAACAAGAAAATTCAACATATCAAAGAGGCCCTGGGATAGACAAATTACCATTTCTCCGTAGGGAAAAGTTTCACTTCCAGTACAGATTCGTATTGGAGGTGGGCTTGAATTTAGGGAGATATTGAAGTAGTCGGCGGGACAACTACCTTATCAGAGAATTCATCTTATCTGGTAAGCAAGTAAGTAAAGTAAATTACCATTTCCTCGTAGGTAAAAGTTTCACCTATTTTAGTAGAGGCCCTAACGTGCCTCTATTTCTTGGACAAGAGATCTCACAGCAGGTAATACCTCTCAGTAGGAGGAAAACAAACAACCTATGGTGAGTGAGCAGAGGTTTGAGGCTGTGGCCAAGACAACCAATGTAACCAGAAAATATCCCTTGTCCAAACAACTTAGGAGTTAACAAAAAACAAAGTTCCTAACACCACAAATAAGACACTAACAGAAGCTAATGTAACATGTAAAGATGACATAGCTGGAGAGAGCATAGACCTTAATTGGTTATGCTTTCTTTATTGAATAGATATAAGTATATAGAAATATATAGATAAATATATAATTATGTTGGAGGGACCAGGTCTACCACTGTCCGTACTACTTCTATCTCTTTCTAACTATCTATCTACTTATTCCCACTTCTCTGAGGGACCAGGTCTACTACTTATTTCCTACCTTTTTCCTGCTTCCTTCCTAACAGTCTACCACTATTTATCTTCTCTTTTACAACTCTACATAAGGAGATCAATGTCTGCATTCGATGAAGGCTTAGAGGCCTTCAATAACAACCAAAACATAAATACTAATCCATATTCAAGTGACACTCAGGAATGTGCTGATTGGTTTCTTGGTTGGTGGTATATACCTCTTAGACATAGAGATTTTGATACTGATTATCTTGAGTATTTAGATAGTATTCCTGATTATAATGATGAGCTTTTGGATACTGATCCATTTGAGTTTTTACCAGTTAAGAAGAGTTAGTGTTGCCGCGGGAATCAACATCATAAGCCCATGACTGGGCTTTAATTATTGAACTCAACTCGACAGGAGCACAACCATGCTTACATGTTACATCCATGTCTGTAACCAGTGTGAAGAACCAAACTGTGAAACTCATAAAAACTTCCATCTTGTTGGTGTGAAAGTTTCAGAATGTCCTCCTAAGGCAATGACTGAAGACGAAGTTCTGATGGGTCTTGGGTACACCAGAGAGGAGGTTCTCAAAGATCTCAAGACAGAAGAGATGCTTCAGGGATGGATCGAGAGCCTGTCCTTCAATCCCCAGGAGTAATCATGCATAAAGACGAATCTGATACTCATAGCTTCATCTCAACAACACAGATTGGTCTGGATATAGCGTTCAAACTCTACGGGAAGAGAGCTATCTACACGAACACTAGTGGAGTGGAGATGGCCTATATCCCAACAAAGGACGTAGACACTTTCCGCGAACTTGTAAAAGAACAGACGCCAACAACTAAATTCCCTGAACTTGAGAAATTAGTCAAGTTCAAAACTAAGTGGCACTCACATCTATTCGAGGGACATTACCTGTACATCTTCAATGGAAATCATGAAGAAGTATTGCGTTTTAAACCTTGTGGCTGTTCAATACTTTTTCCACCGGAAGACATTCTCTACTGGTATTACCCTTAGGAGTAGTTATGCGAGTACGAATCAAGTGGAAGTACAACGACAAGGGTGTCTGGTACTACGGAGAGCTAATTCCCTACGAAGCTGCTCTTGCGTGGGTCTCCGAACAGAACACTCAGCATCACAACATAACCCATGAGCTTAGCTTCTCATGAAGGTCTGGTTGGATGATGAACGTGATCCTGCTGATCCTCAAATCATTAAGGGGTTTGGTTCCTCTGCTGATTTGATCTGGGTGAAGACTGTTGAAGAAGCAATTAAGCTTCTGGAGACAGGAGAAGTTACCTGGATCTCATTGGATAATTATCTCGGGTTTGGGCTTAGGGAGGGGTATGAGGTCGCCCGATGGCTTGAAGAACAGGCTGCTTTGGGCCAACTCAAACCTCTTCAAGTCTATGCACACACAATGAATCCAGTACGTGGTAGAGAGATGCGCATCTGCATCTTGAACATGAGAAGATACTGGAGGCAGCCCTTATACTTAGCATCAACTCTTTCGGAGGATGAATGACAAAGCCTTTTGATACTCAGCGGTTCTTTGACCTTGGCGTAGCCCACATTCGGAAGCAAGGAAAGCCTGCTTTTAGTTCTGGCAACTGCCTCTACGCAACCAGTGATGGACTGCACTGTATTGCCTATCCAGGGCTTGTGGATTTGGGCATTGAACCTGCAGATCTCACTGAGGATAGATCAGCCATCCTCAATCTTGAGGACGCAGGAATCAAACTCACAGAAGAGGAAGCGCTTTTTGCTAATGACTTTCAAGCAAGTCATGATATGTGGGCTTATATGGTACCTAATCACTCAATGTCAGAGCTAGAGGTGAAGCTGATGGCAATTGCTGAGAGGTATAGTCTCACCTACACGCCTCCGGTTTAAGATTATGTGCCTTGACTGGCACATAATTATTGAACTATAAAATCGGAGCATCTGATGCTTGATCATACTGGTGGAGAACACAAGCTTTCTGTAGCAGACATTAAGAATATCGTGTTTGCTATGAAATCTCACATTTGGACTCTTCAGGAGACTCTCGAACTGTGGGGTGTAAATGATGAGCGAGCGAATGAAGCAATATCCTCCTTAAACAGAGGGCTCATTCTGCTTGGTCAGCCGGAGAACACAGCTGAGCTTCATAAACAATGGATTGACTGCCCGGAAGATTCATGAATAGACTTCTCTACTTTGATGAGGTACTAGACAACTGGGTAGAGTTCACACCAACTGAAGAAGAACTGGAAACTCTTCAGTCTCACGACTGGAACAGAGTAGGTGACTATGAACATTGGCAAGGAACTATCCTTATCAATGGACAAGTCTTCACCGTTGGATGGCTCACTTAACAATGAGGTAACACATGATCATTGAAGTTGGTAGTGTTGGATTGGTAGTGGCGCTCAAGTTCTACGGAGCTGATTGTGTTGTCTCAGCTGGCGATTGGGTTCGTCCGGCAATCATTAGCGTTCCTACAGAGGATGTTGCTTGCTTCTGTGAGCTTGTTCGCGAAGAACGTACTCGGCTTGGATCCTAAATGAATAACCGAGTCATCTATCACCTTAGGATCCTCACTACACCGCAAATCCAGAAGCTCTCAGCTCATGGTTTCAAGGCCTATAGACGAAAGGCTATTGACATCAAGGACAATCTACACCCTGAGAGAGAAGATTTTGTGTATAGCGAGGAACACATTCAGAATATCCGAACCTTTGATTGGCTCTGTAATGAGCTAAACAGAGAAAAGGACAGACGAGAGGAGTACAACACTAATCTTGACGCAACTATTTGCTTGAGCAATATGGAAAGATTACAACCAATTCCTCGATAGGAAGTCAATATGAAACAAGGTCTTATTCTTCAGCGTTATGAAGCCTTCTTTGGCCTCAGGAAGATCGAACGTATCATCACCGTCAAGATCTACCCTGAGGGAAAGGGATTCTCCTCAATCCACATGGACAGCATCGGCTATCGCTGGGTGCCGTCTGACAGGATTGGCACTGACACAGTAGAGTACGAACAGATCTGGATCGACAGCTTCAGTGATCTTACTGAGCCCATGAAGGATTACTTGGTTGAGACAGACTGTTACGGCTTCTTTAAGGACATGGAAACCTTTCGTCGTTTCCTCAAGTGGGTGGTCCGTAGCGAGATTCTTGAGGAAGTTTGGTTGGAGGAGTAATGAAGCCACACATCCCTGACTCACAGCTCAAGGTAATCTTCCGGCCTGTTTGGTGGGAGGTGCTACTCGTTTGTGGTACTTCTTCTGTGCTCGCCTGGTGCTTCGGCCAGTTGATCTGGCACAACTAACCTGAGTGGGGCCTTGACAGGCCCCCTCTTCTTGGCTCCCTCTCTTCATCAAAGATTTAACTTCGAGAACTCATTTCGGCCCAGACGCCCACCGTTCTCGCTGGTGATAGACGGAGCTAGCAAGGCTGACCCCTTGCTTACCTAAGACAGAAAAAGAGGAAACCGAGTCTGCTAGCCAGAATGGCCAGACTCAACACCAACCACAAGTTGGAAAGGATTGTCTTCAATGGATGGCTTGTTCACTGACCTGTGATGACGTACAGGCAGTAACTTCTAAGCGCTGCTAAGAAGAGTTTGATCATCGCGCAAGGAAGGAAGGACGTTCCGAATCGTCAACTTCTCAACCATTGTCATCCTGACAAACCCTCGGCCTGAGGGATTTCTACGCAGTCAAGTACTTGCATATTGCAGGCAAGTGCTTGCATATTAAGAAAGAGGATTACAACTTGAAGCGGCGTCATACAAACGGTCTGGGGGGTGTCAGACCGTAAAGTGTTAGGGAGTCTCGGCTCAACGTCTTAGGGCAATGAGTATCTGGTGGGCAAACCGGATTTCGACTAGCTCCAAATCATCCTATCTAACTAATTATACAAAAAATCTGTTTTTCATTTTGAGGCCAAGCCGGATGAGATGAGTTAATCACTTGTCTCATATGAAGGCGGGGAGAAGCTTTGTGTGCGGGGACAGCTCCATAGAGGTGGAGGCTTAGTGGAGCAATAATGCTCTGTAAGTGGGCAGCACAAACAAACACAGAATAGTAAAATCATTTCAAGAGCACGGGTAAATATCCCCTAACCCCTAGGGATTAGGCTCTTGAAATGACACGATTTAATATCCTCGTACTGTTCTGCTAAGATTCCTGGAAACAGGTAATGTAAGGGGCTTCGTGCCCCTTCTTTATTGAATAACTAACTTGGGAGGACTCTTGCCTGACAATAACGACACTCTATCACGTAGAATTGATGAGTTTATGGGTGAGATTGGTGAGGTAATGATGTGCCTCGCTAAGAAAATAGACAATATCACTGGTAAGGGGGATGGTTAGGGCTGGAGCCGATCCATCAAGTACGAGAAACAAATGAATGAGGACGACAAACTCAATGTGATTGTTGAGTTAGCCATTAGGGATTCTGTTCCTGTAATTGTTGTCTCCAAAGTGTCTCGGAACATTGTCCGTACCTACTTTCACCTAGATACTAGACCCACACTTATTGCTGGGTTCATCTACAGCCGCTTCTTTGCTCCTGTTTGACGGCTTCACAGCCGTCCCCTTCTTGGACACATCTGAGAAGCCCCTCCACTGTTAGTTTTTCCGTCCAAACCTGTTCTCCTCATTTGAACTTGGGTAACTGCGGGTTAACTACTAATAAGAAAGAACTTACTCGGAAGGAAGTGAAGCTTCGTGCGGTCCATCGCCCTGACTATGGGCATAAGCACTATTTCAATGTTGAGGACTTACATTCCCAGATCCAGAGTGTGGGCTCCAAGGGTAAAGTAAGGCACACCAGAGACAGCGAAAACTAAGAACATTAAATCATCAGGTTCCCACGGGCTGCTTTTGCAGCCCTATTTCTTGGTCGTAAGACTTTGTTTGTAGTAGGTAACTTCTATTCGGATATCCTAGAAGCAATCAAAG